ACAGGTTAAGCTCAACACTGCCGAAGCCAAAGGAAACTGGTTTCAAGCCTCTTGGCGACCAGCAACAGGCTGGGTCTGCGTCCTTGCCCTTGCAGTCAACTACCTAATATCACCTATAGCTGCTGGGTTCGGTGTTGTGATACCGCAGGCAGATGGTGGTACACTTATGCCTATACTTGGTGGTCTATTAGGGCTTGGCGGTATGCGTAGCTTTGAAAAGACCAAGAACATAGAAGGAAAGTAAAATGGCTAAATCACCTAAGAAAGAAGAAAAGAATTATTTTAAGCCAAAAGAATTGGCCTGCCGACATACAGGCGATCAAGGCTTTGACCCTGACTTTTTAAAGACGTTAAACGCTATCCGCGAAGAGTGCGGCTTCAGCTTTGCACTGTCCTCTGCTTACAGGTCTCCAGAACACCCCATAGAGGCCCGTAAAGAGGTCAAAGGAGCGCATACGCACGGTAAGGCAGTAGATATACTAGCCAGCGGAGAAAACGCCTTAGAAATCATTAGAGTGGCCCAGAAGCACGGTATACAGAGAATCGGTATACAGCAGAAAGGATCGGGTCGCTTTATCCACCTAGATGCCTGCACAGAAGAGGACGGTTTCCCCTGCCCTGCTATCTGGTCATACTAACGGACACAAAGTAGCAACTTATGTCCGCAGCCCCTTAACTGGGGCTTTTTTTTGTCTTTTAATTAACAAAAGGGTTTACTTTATGGTTTAGTTATGTAATTATAATCTCACATTCAATAAAACAAGGGCTACAAAATGACTAACTACTGGAAAACATCAGATATCAGCATCACCAAAGACAGCGTTGGTTACTTCTGGGCAGAGCATAAGTGGGCAGGACAGCTTATAGAGTCAGGGTTTTACGAAGATCGCAAGTCATGCAGAAGAGATGCAGTAGAAATACTGATGGAAAAGAAAGAAGAAGAAGCAACCGCAAGCCCTTTTGTAAACGAGTCTTGGTACGCTGCATAAACTAACCGCCCTTTCGGGGGCATTTTCTGTAGGAGGCAAACATGGGAATAAACGATCTAAACGATCTGGAGCGCGGTGAGTACGACTGCGTTGTAGGTTATCCAGCCCTAGACGGGCAATCAGAGGCTTACTATGTTGGATACGGTGAGCAGTACGATAAAGAACAGACTGTAGGAGGTCAAAGTGAGTTTATCTAAAGAGGTCTGGCAGACCCTATCTGCTATTGATGTATCTAACCATATCGAGAAGAAAGGCAACTTATCATATCTTTCATGGGCTTGGGCTTACGGAACGATGATGGAGCATTATCCTGACCTGCATTATTCCTTCGAAGAAGATAAATGCGAGGACACAGGCACCGTTGAGATAAGCTGCGTGGTTCACATCCATACTGGCTCAGAGCAAGATCAGATGATGATGCGGCACATGTGGCTGCCTGTTATGGATCACCGCAATAAAGCTATTGCAAACCCTGATAAGTTTGCCATTAACTCCAGCAAGATGCGTTGCCTGGTTAAGTGCTTCGCAATGTTTGGGCTTGGTCACTACATATACGCAGGCGAGGATATAAATCCTGTTGTCGCTAATGCTGTTGTCACTGACGATCAGATCATGGCCATCAAGAAATTACTTGATGAGACTGGTGCCGACAGCGATAAGTTTTGCAAGTGGCTGAAGGTTCGCTCAGTCGATCAGATACTAGCTGTACACTACGACCGCGCTGTTGCCGCACTAGAGGCCAAGAAGTGATCATCTTAGACCATGAGCAGGGTTCCCCAGAGTGGCTTGCTGCAAGACTGGGCAAGCCCTCTGCAAGCATGTTTTCCAAGCTAATAACACTAACTGGGAAGCCAAGCACCTCTGCTGATGACTACATTAATGAGTTGATCGCAGAACGACTTACAGGGCAATCTGAGCCGTTCCATGTTTCTGATTGGATGCAGCGCGGCACTGAGCTAGAGCCAGAAGCTAGGGAGGCATACGAGTTTATATCTGGCAATGATGTAATTGAGACTGGCTTTATTCTCGATACTGGCTTTGAGTTTGGCTGTTCGCCTGATGGCCTGATAGCCGATGAAGGTGGCTTGGAGATTAAATGCCCTGCGCCTAAGACTATGGTTAGCTATCTCAGAGACCCTTATGTCGGTGTTAAGAAATACTGGCAGCAAATACAAGGTTGTATGTGGATAACTAAACGTGATTGGTGGGATTTCTTTGCCTACCATCCTGAAATGCCGCACGTTCTAGTGCGCGTAGAACGCGATCATGACTATATCGCAAAACTGTCTGCTGAGGTCGATAAGGCCGTAGCGGAAATTTTAAACCAAGTGGAGAAGCTAAAATGAAAGTAGGATTATCACTGAAAATCGACGTCACCAAGATTGACAAGTCACGATTGTATAAAGGGGCAAAGGGCACGTACCTTGACCTGACCACCTTTGTGGATACGGAGCAGCAAGATCAGTACGAGAACAATGGCTTTATCAGCCAGTCAACCACCAAAGAAGAGCGCGAAGCTAATGTGCAAACCCCTATTCTTGGTAATGTAAAGGTGTTCTTTACCGATGGTCAGGCAGCAGCACCTGCAAAGCAGGCCGATATGAGCATTGAGCAGCTGGATGAAGATATACCGTTCTAGGCTAAAAAAGCCCCCCTTTCGGGGGGCAAACCATAGGAGGTTGTCGATCGGGGGAACCGACCTAATTAATATAACACAAGGTTTTAAATCATGGAATTAATCGACACAGGCAAATGCTTAATTGCCGCACAAAACAGCAAAGGCGTAAACAGCCGACAGCTTGCAAAAATAGCCAACACTTCACCGCAGCAGGTATTGCGCTGGCGTAAAAGCAAAAACTTAAAGATACATACTATACAACTAATATGCTTGTCTTTGGATATAACGATAGCTGATTTTATAACATTTGGTTCTAAGTAAAGTCATCTTTTTGGTTCAGTTTGGAAGCCAGATAATTTAAACTCCAAACAGTATTCGGGTGTGTGGATTGGGAATTTGTAACCCATGAACGAGAGTGACCCCTCTATTAGCACCTCTTGATTGGTTTGACTGCCGAGCAAGAAATAACGATTAATGCGTCTAGGCGCAAGGGCAACGGAACTGCTACTGATTCTAAATACGGATACGATTAAGTCACTAAGTTGCTTTAAGCCCTTAGATTTGTAAATTATGCTTTGTTAAGTGTAAAGGGTTGGATCATCTTAAAGAAAGTTTAAACAAAAATAATTTATCAATACACAAGGCGAGGCTTGCCGAGCCATAGGAGAATAAAATGCACACAAAAGATTGTTCACATTGTCTTGGTAGTGGTGTTATAACGGCTTTGCGCTATAAAACTATGAAGCGCGAAACAAAAACCTGTGAAAAGTGCAATGGTGCTAAGGTTATTAATTACAAATGTAGCCCAGAATTACTAGCGAGAAAAAAAAGAGAAAGAGCTGCCCGTAGGAAAAAAGCAGCCATACCCGTAAGATGGGTTCCACCCGAAAAAATACCAGAAGAATATAATTACGACATTTAAACTTTATTCAATAGACCTGTAGGAGGTCAACATGAACGGCAAATGGTCACAGGAAAACTTTATAACTCACCATCAAGACAACCCTCAGATATATGATATGTTTGTTGAGTTTGCATTGCAGGTAGCAGCTAGAAGGTCATATTATTCTGCTAAAAATATATTTCACCGTATACGCTGGGAGACTATGATTGAGGAATCTCATAGCCAGTTTAAGATAGACGACGGCTGGATCAGTCACTACGCAAGAAAGTTTGCTCTAGATTATCCAGAGCACTGCAATCTGTTTAGTTTCCGCACTAGAAAAAACAGCTATCACGGGGGTGAATAATGCTACTAAATACCAAAGAAGATTGGCAGCCAGATGAGGCCGATGTTATCCAGTGGCAGCGCACTTACCCTGCTATCAATGTTCATCAAGAACTGATGGCGATGGAGTCATGGTGCGACTCTAACCCTGCTAAGCGCAAGACAAAACAAGGCATCAAACGCTTTGTCAACTCTTGGCTATCTCGCGCCCAAGATCGCGGCGGTTCACCTCAAGCTAAAAAGCAAAGCAAGAATGAAAGCATAAGGGCCAAGTCAATAGACATGCAAATGTCTGACGTTAGCTGGCTAGACGGAGATATGCAGTTAATGATGAAACAGTATTATCTGGACAAGTTCGGATTTTATTTCGACGGGGAATTAAAGAATGCGTAGCAAAAATGCAAAAAGATTAGTCGAGTTTAGAGGCCACCACCCTGATTTAAAAAATGGCGAGTGTTACACCATTGCTGAGTATACGAAGGTATGTAACAACTTGAAGCCTGATTCAATCAAGTACAGCACTCTAAAAGGCAGGTTATACGGCAAGCAGTATTGCACTCCTAGTGATCTTAAATCCATTGAAAGCTACCCTAAAAACAGGTTGGGATATGATGCTGCTGCTAGGGAGCGTGTAAGGTCTGCAAGTAGGCTGGAAAATAAGTCGGAGCGCATAATGGCTAAGTGGTTGCGGGTGAAGTTATGAATCCATATTACATAGATCACTTTGAAAACGGGGCTGTCATTAGCTTTAGCGGTGGCAGATCGTCTGCATATATGCTTTATAAAATACTTGAAGCCCATGATTTTAAATTACCAGAATATATTAAGGTTATTTTTGCTAACACTGGCAAAGAAATGCCGCAGACGTTAGATTTTGTGCGCGATATCAGTGATAACTGGAATGTAGATATTGTATGGCTAGAATATGTTGGTAAAAAGAAATACAAGCAAGTATCTTATGCAACAGCAAGCAGAAATGGAGAGCCATTTGCACAGCTAATAGAAGATAAAAACTATCTACCTAATATGATGGCGAGGTTTTGCACTTCTGAGTTAAAAATTTTAACTATAGAAAGATTTATGGGAACTGCCGATTATTTGCATATTGTCGGAATTAGAGGCGATGAGCCTAGAAGGGCAGTAAAAATAAAAAGCAAAGATAATCATTACGTGCCACTGTATGAGGCAAAGGTAAGTGAAGATGAGGTTTCAAAATTTTGGCAAAAGCAAAAGTTTGATTTGGCTATGCCTCCAGCAGGTGTAAACACCTTGAGTAACTGTGACCTTTGCTTTTTAAAAGGCTACAGCATCAAACAGTCGATCGTTGAGCATAATCCATCTATCGCAGATTGGTGGGCAGATCAAGAAAATAAAATAAACTCACGATTTAGATTTGATCAACCTAGCTACGAAAAAATGCAAGTTATAGCAACCGATCAGGGGCAATTATTTGATTTTGACGATGAATCAATAGCCTGTTTTTGTGGAGATTAATATGAGTCAGGGCGATCACGTCACAGTCGGCAGCATTAAAGAGCTAGAAAAAAAGTTACCCTTTATTCTAAAGCGTATGGAGGGCTGGGACTACGGGGTTCCGATGGTTGTCAAATTAGACCCTTACCAAAACCCTAGAAGCCTAAGCCAGAATGCTATGTCTCATATCTGGTACAGGGAGATAGCTAACGCTATGGCAGACAAGGGACACAAGATTGATCACGAGGAACCTGCCGAGGTATGGAAGCTGTGGTTAAAAAAACGGTTTTTAGGAACGGCTAGTTACTCGATTGGTAACCAGCACATCCCA